AGCGGGAAAACGCGCAGCCAGGCCCGCGCCACCATCAACCGATTGAAGGGCACGCCTGGCGCTGCCCCAGACAACGGCACGCCCGGCGCTGCCGATCCCCTGAGCGGCCCATTGCAGGGCCTGTTGCGAACCCTCAAAGCCTAGGAGGCTGAAATGACCTATCTGACCACCACGGCCATGGCCCGCGCCATGGCTGCGAAGCCGCGCGGCGTTTTTGCAGCGCCCCGCGCCCATGGCGATGATCCCCGCGCGCTGATCGAGCAGATCAACGTAGCGATTACCGAACTGCGCGCTACCACCGACCAGCGCCTCGCCGATCAGGACGTTGTTCTGGCGAACAAGCTGGAAGCCATCAACGCGACGATCAGCGAATTGTCGCGCGCCAGCGAGCAACAGGCGCAGGCGCTGGCGGCAGCCCGCCTGGGCGGCGGGGGCAATGGCATCACCGCCGAACAGCGCGCCCATGCCGAAGCATTCGATGGCTGGTTCCGTCGCGGTCGCGAGCCGGATGCCGGCATGCGCCAGCTGGAAGTCAATGCCGGGCTGACGTCGCAAAGCGACCCCGACGGCGGCTACATGGTGCCGACCGAAATGGACGCGACGATCGACCGCGTGCTGGGCACGGTTTCGGCCATGCGCAACCTGGCGACCGTTATCAATGTCGGCGCGGCGACGTACAGCAAACTGGTCAATCAGGGCGGCACGTCGTCGGGCTGGGTCGGCGAGGAACAGAGTCGTCCTGAAACGACCGCGCCCAAGCTCGCGCAGATCGCCATTCCCGTGAACGAAATCTATTCGAACCCGGCGACCACCCAGACCCTGCTGGATGACGCCATGTTCGACGTTGCGGCATGGCTGGCCAGCGAAGTGTCGATCGAGTTCGCCGAAGAGGAAGGCGCGGCGTTCATCAACGGCAACGGCACCAACAAGCCGCGCGGCATCCTGAGCTATGGCACCGTCGCCAATGCTCAATATGCCTGGGGCAAGATAGGCTTCATCGGTACGGGTACGTCGGGTGATTTCGCCGCATCCGGGCCCGCTGATGCGCTGATCGCGCTCTATTTCGCGCTCAAGTCGGGCTATCGCAACAATGCATCGTGGGTGATGAACGATGCGGTGATGCTGAGCGTGCGCCAGATGAAGGACGGCCAGGGCAATTACCTGTGGGCCGCGCCGACGCAGCCCGGCGAAATCCCGACCATTCTGGGCAAGCCGGTGATCACCGACGACAACATGGATGCGAAGGGCGCCAACAAGTTCCCGATCGCATTCGGTGACTTCAAGCGCGCCTATACGATCGTCGACAAGGGCGGCACCCGCCTGATGCGCGATCCCTATACCAACAAGCCCTTCGTGTACTTCTACACGACCAAGCGGGTCGGCGGCGCCGTCACCAACTTCGAAGCGGTGAAGCTGCTGAAGCTGGCCTGATCGCATCTGCAGGCATTGACCAACGGGGCGGCGGTGAACGCTGCCGCCCCATAGCAACGCCGTCACGACGGCGCGGAGACATGACATGAAGGATCTGCATTCGAACATCGCGGTTGCGGTGGCGATCGCCGCTGCACCGCTGACTGATGACAACACCCCGCCGGCCATCGACCGGCAGGGCTATGACGCGGTTGAGCTGGTGCTGAACATCGGCGTGGGCGGCATCACCTTCACCGGCACCAACAAGATCGAGTTCAAGCTGACGCATTCGGACGACGACAGCACCTATACGGCGGTGACGCTGGCCGACGTGCTGGGCGTCGCCTCGGTGGGCACCGGCGGCATCATCAAATCGCTGACCAGCGCGCACGCCGCGGCGAATGCGTATCGGTTCGGCTACAAGGGCGGAAAGCGTTACCTGAAGCTGCTGGCAGACTTCAGCGGCACGCACGCCACCGGCACGCCGATAGCGGCGTCGGCATTGCTCGGCGAGCCGATGGTTGCGCCGGTGGCCGATCAGGCCTGACGGCATCGGCTGACAGGACAGCTTCGCCATGCTCTTCACGCTATCGCCCTCGGCCATGCCGGCAGGGTATGGCGAAGCCCTGTTGCCGCTTGATGCGCTGAAGGCACATCTGGGGGTATTTGCTGACGATGATTTCGAGCTGATCGCGGCGCTGCGTGACGTCGCGATCGACGCAGTGGAGCAATATGCGCAACTGCGTCTGGCGCGGCGCACTGACATGCTGATCACGTTCGACCGATTTGACCCGCGCATGCGATTGAGCGTGGGGCCAACCGCCAGCTTGCAGGTCACCGCGATTGACTATGTCGATGCCAATGGCGCGGCGCAGTCGATCGCTGATGGTGTCTGGCGCGTGGCTCCCGACGCCCGGCTGCTGCCCGCTATCGGCACCAGCTGGCCTGCAGGGGCCACGGACGTGGCAGTGACATTCAGCGCCGGCTTTGAATCGGGCGCATGCCCGCCCGGGCTGATCCATGCCGCCAAGATGTTCGCGGCGCACCTGTATGCCAATCGCGAGGCCGTGACCTATAGCGGGTTGAGCGTCAGCGCGGCCGAAGTGCCCTATGGCTTTGCGATGCTGTGCGACCAGTACCGGATGACGCGCATATGAGTGTTCAGACCGGTGCAGGCGCCCGTGACCAGCGCGTCGTGTTTCAGCGGCGCAGCGTCACCGACGACACGATGGGTGTGGAAGTGGCGCGCTGGGCCGATCTGGAACCGGCCTGGGCGAAGGTGCTGTATGGCACGGGCGCGGAGCGGCGGGAGGCGGGGGCGTTGAGCGCGGCGCAGACGGCGACGTTCCGGGTGCGGTCCACCGCCGCGCTGCGCAGCGTGACGCCCGCCGATCGCATCTTCCACAGCGACGGGCAGGCGTGGAACATCACGTCGATTGCCAAGATCGGGCGCTGGGAAATCGAATTCACCGCCGTGGTGGCGGCGGGCTGACGCTGGTCGACGCGCGCGATGAACATGGAAGAGGATCTGCGCGCCCGCCTGCTGGCGGTGCCGGCGATCGTCGCACTGACGGGCAAGATATCGTGGTTTGAGCGCCCGCGCGGCGCGGAAAACGCGATCGAGCTGACGATGGTCTATGCCGCGCGGGGATGGACGCACAGCGGCCCCGACGGGTTCGACACGGCGCGCGTGCAGATCGACTGCTGGTCAGTCACGGCGGCCACGGCGCAGCAGCTGGCCAAGCTGGTGCTGGCGGCGCTGGAAGCCGGGCCGGTGGTGGCGGGCTCCACGCGTTTCCAACCGGCGATGCTGAGCAACAAGCTGCACAGCGTGGAGGATGCGGCGGGGGTGCCGATCTATCGCGTGATGCTGGACCTGGAATTCAACCACCAACCCGCAACCTGACCTGACGTTCAATCCTGAAAGGAAATGACGATGACGGACCTTGCCAAGGCATCGTTCGGTGTCCAGCTGCACCTGGCCGCCTATAACGTGTCGCCGACCTATAACCTGATCGGCGAAGTCGAGAGCCTGAACCTGCCCGAGCTGATGCGCGACGTGATCGACGCGACGACGCATGACTCGGCCAATGGCGCGGCCGAGTATATCGCCGAAGGCACGTACAACACGGGCACGATCAAGGGCACGCTGAACCTGATCGCGGGCGATACCGACCAGACCGCGATCATGGACGCGATCCGCAATGGCACGCGCCAATCGATCAAGATCGTATTCGACGGCTACCAGCTGCTGGGCAGCGGCTTCGTCACCAAGTTCACGCCCGATGCGAACGGCATCAAGGGCAAGAAGACGGCATCGTTCGAAATCCAGCCCAATGCGGACTGGACGCTGACGGCGGTCAGCTGATGTCGATGCTTGACGGGGTGATCACTGCCGATCTGGGCGATCGGCAGCTGACACTGTGCCTGGACAATGCGGCGTGGCTGCTGGTCGAGGAACAGCTTAACCAATCGATGTTCGAAGTGCTGGCAGAGCTTGGCGACGCTTTGCGCGAATTTCGCAGCGTAAAGGTCGGCACGATGCGCGCGTTGCTATGGGCGGCGACGCGGCGGGCGCATGAAGAGCTGACGCCCGATGACTGCCAGAATCTGTGCGTGTCGCATCCCAAAGTGATGGGGCATGTCGTTCGCGCAGTTGAGGCTTCAATGAAGCTGCAGGCGCCGGACGGGGGTGCCGCGCCGGGGGAAGCCGTGCCGGGCAAGCGCCCGGCGACGACGACGACCCGCCGGGGTGGGACTGGGAAGACGTCCTCTGCCACTATCACGAAGCGGGCGGCAGCACGACCGCGTTCTGGCGCGAAACGCCCAAGACAACGCTGAGCGTCATCCGCGCCTATCGCCGCCGATGGGGGCGCATGGCGTGGCACCTGGCGATGTTGCAGCGCATGCCCGGCCATGATTTTCCGTCGCTCGACGAGATGACCGGCGAAGCGCCACCGCCCGCGCCGCAGACGCCCGAACAGTTACGCGAAAACCTGAAAGCCTAGGCCATCGCCCTGGGCGCCAAGATGGATGCCAAATGATGCAGATCACCCGGTTTGCTCTGGACGGCGCGGCTGAGCTGGACGCCCAGCTTGCGCAGCTGGCGACGGCCGTGGCGACGCAGATCGGCGAACGCGCAGTGCGGGCCGCAGCCGATGTGATCGCCGATGCCTGGATCACGGCAGCGCCCTATCGCCCGATTTCGCAACCGACCGTGACGTTCGGCAAGGCACGCGAGCGCAGTGCTCAGAAATACGGGCATCTGCGCGACAACATCAAGGTGCAGCAAGTGCAAAGCCGGAAGGATACCGCCGTCGTCTTCAGAGTGACGACAGGGCGGGCCTTCTGGGCATTCTTCTACGAATTCGGCACCGTCCATCAACGGGCGCGGCCGACGTTCCGCCCGGCTGCCGAAGCATCGGTGGAACACGCATTTCGCGTGCAGGCGGACGTGCTGCGCGCCGGCATTGCCGACGCGGCAACTGGAAAGGCGTAACCATGGTGCAGCTGGCCAATCTGAACACTGTCCTCAGCCTGGAAAGCCAATCGTTCCTGACGGGGATCGAGCAATCGCGCGGCAGCCTGCGCAAGCTGCTGGAATCGCTCGACCCGACAGCGAAGGCGACCGCGCGTTTCAACCGCGACGTTGCCGAGCTCGACCGTGGGCTGAAGAACGGCAATCTGACCGTTGCGGAATATGATCGTGCAATCGCGCTGCT